ACAGTGTTGTGGACATCGGGAATGATCTCGCGAACGAATGCAGTTATGCGTTCGCTCTGAAAGAAGATCAATGCCTGATTGATGGCGACGGCACAAGCACCTATGGTCATATTGTTGGGTTGAAGAATTCGTTCTACAACAACCTGACGATCACCACAAACGTGGGATACCGGGACGCAACCGGAACTAGCTGGGGAGCCATTACACTGGCTGATATCACAACGCTGATTTCAGTCGTGCCTGTATATGCTCAACAGGGGATGTACTTCCTCTGCAGCAGCCAGTTCTACTATCAGGTGATGGTGCCTCTGCTCAACGCAGCAGGCGGTGTCTCTGGTACAGAACTTCAGGATGGTTTCCGTCGTCCGATGTTCCAGGGCATCCCAGTGATGTTCTCTCAGGTAATGCCAATCGCCATAGCGACGACTGGTATTATGCTGTTCCTCGGGAACTTCAGTCAGGCAGTTACGCTGGGTGATCGCCGTCGTGAGACGTTCGAGTTCTCTCGTGACGCCACTGTGGACAGCGTCAACCTGTTCACGAATGACTTGATCGCTATCAAGTGTTCAGAACGACTGGACATCAACGTCCACAGTTATGGCAGCGGCGCAGTCGCTGGACCTGTTGTGGCACTGGCGACTGCTGCTCCGTAGTAGTATCGCGACCATCGATACAGGGCAGTTTGTGCTGCCCTGTTCTTTCAGCTCATAATCTCTCAGGAGAAATTTCATATGCTTCCTTTTCGAAACATCACATACAGCCAACTGGCTGCTGCACAAGCAATGACTGCTGCAGCAACTGTGACAGCAAATATCGATACGAACGGTGCAGACTACGCAACCGTGATTGTAAACCTCAGTTCAGAGGCTAATACCTCTGCTGTAGGTCCGACGATCAGTTTGCTGGAAGCGGACACAACGGACGTGAGTAATTTCGCGACGATCACAGCGGATGTCACTGGTGATGCAGTTGCCGCAAAGCCGATCCTGTATGGGGTTGATCTGCGTGGACGCAAGCGTTACCTGCGGGTGTCGATCACCACGGCAACCCATACGACGAATGATGTGATGACCGTAGGGGCAGGAGTGATTCTGTCGCACCTGAAGAATGCCCCATCGGGGACTACTGGAATCGTATCCACGAATGGCGTGGCGCGGTTCGTCTAAGGATGGGGCAAAACCAACACATCATCGCGAAACATCACGTCACCTGGCTGAAAGATAAAGCCAGTAATGTGTACACACAGTTTGGCGAGGATGGATTGGTGGCAACAGTCTTTGCGAGAATAGGAGAAACGAACCGTCAGTGTTTCGAAATCGGGGCGGCTGACGGTTTGTTCTTCTCTAATACATTGCGACTCAGGGAACTTGGATGGCGAGCCTGTTTGATTGAATCGGATGCCATACTGTATCAGAAACTGGTGAACACATACGGGCAAGATTCGCACTGCGTTCACAGTACGTGCAGCGACTTAAATCAACCACTGAAGGACGCTGGCTTTAATCGGCAAATTGACTTCGGTGTCATAGATATTGATGGACAGGACTTCCATATGTGGGAAGCCCTGCGAGAGTTTCAGCCACGAGTGATGCTTGTGGAAATCAGCACAAGATCACCAGTCGAGCCTCCTCCTGAACTTGGTGGTAAGGGGCAGGCTGGACTGGATGCCATTAAGGCGCTGGGTGAGTCCAAGGGTTATACACTCGTGGCTGAAACTTTATGTAACGCTCTCTTTGTGGATAACAACGAACTGTGACGGAAATCAAACTCAACATCGGTGCAGGCTCGACGGTCATCGACGGTTACACCGCGATTGATCGTAAGCTCGGCACGGAAGCCTATCCGCTGCCGTATCCTGATGGGTCGATCAGTGAGATTAGGGCATCGCATATTTTGGAACACTTCACCTTTGCTGAAGCGCAGGACGCTCTTGCTGAATGGACTCGCGTCCTGAAGCCTGGCGGAAGGATTCGCATCGCAGTGCCGGACGTAGATAAAGTGCTGGCAGACAATTCACCACACAGGCTGTTTTACCTCATGGGGGGACAGACAGATGAAAACGATATTCATAAGTCAGCCTATGATGAAAAGCGTCTGACACACATGCTGGCACAGAATGGTTTGGTAAACATCAGTAAATGGCAGTCCTCAAACACGGACACAGCAGCACTTCCAATCAGCCTTAATCTGGAAGGAACGAAGGGCACGCCAGCCCAGCAGGAACAAGAGACAATCAAACTGGGTGCATACCTGACTCTTCCGCGATACGAAGCGGTTGTCAGTCGCTCGCAGATTGAAGCGGCGCTTCGGCCACTGGGAATTAACCTCACAACATCACAGGGAGTATTCTGGGGGCAGTGTATGCAGAGGATGCTCCAGACAGCGGTGGATAAGGATCTGGACTGGATACTATCTCTGGATAGCGACTCACTCTTCACAACAGGGCAACTCTCATTACTTATGGACACGCTTGCCAGCAACCCTCATATCGATGCGTTGGCAGCACTTCAGTGTCGTCGCGGGACACCGTATCCACTCTTGACGACTGGTGTTCATGCTGTTGGTGATCGACTGGAAACCAACGGAAGTCCGATCAGGGTGACAACAGCACACTTCGGGCTGACTCTAATCCGCGTGGATGCACTCAAGGAAGTTCCGAAACCATGGTTCATCTCAAAACCTGATGACAATGGCGACTGGGGCGACGATCGACTGGATGACGACATCTGGTTCTGGCATCAGTGGCGACTGGCTGGTAAGAACATCTACGTCGCACCCAATGTCTCAATCGGACATCTGGAAGAAACCGTAGCTGCGTTTGATAAGGATCTGCAGCCGGTTCATATGTATGTGAGTGAGTGGCGAGAGGAGAATGGACTGAAATGAAACAGATTGAACTAATCAAAGGCTGGAACGGTCATGCCAAAGGGTCAAGGCATACGGCGTTTGCTGAAGGCTTGATGTCAACACTCGTGACGAATGGATATGCGATATGGCTTTCGAACACCTCCACCCAGAAGCATATGAGCGTTCCGCAAGAATGCTCATCAGAACCTTCAAAACCACAGTCGAGCCGACCATTGAACCGATCACGCTCGAAGAACTGAAGGACCGAGTGAGGGTTACTGGTTGCGACGATGACGCTCAACTCACCCAGATGCTCAAGGCGGCACGTCAGCAGGTAGAGGCTGATTCATACCGCCGGCTGATCACACAGACTGTAGTGGGCTACATGGACGCATTTCGATGGGTGCGTGAGATTGAGATGCGTATGGCACCGATTCAGAGCATCACGTCGATCGCCTACACAGATATGAATGGTGATGCCCAGACGTTTTCAGCCAGCAATTACAGCACCGACATCATCAGTTCGCCACCTCGGATTGTGCTGAAGACAAACCAGACGCTGTGGGACTATACGGAAGACAACACACCGAACGCTGTTGCTATTACGTTCGTAGCTGGCTACGGAACAACAGCAGCCAGCGTTCCGGTGCAGGCCAGGTTGGCGATCGTGGAGTATGCACGGTTGCTGTACGGAGGGTGTGAAGATCCAGCCGCAGACAAGAATTACAGGCGGCTGGTCAGTTCATTGCAGTGGACTGCTTATCACAAGGTGATGTAGTAAACCCAAATGGCAAAGTGTACTGACAACTACAACAAGAAAGTGCGGATAGAGCAGCTATCAGGTACAGAGGATTCGCACGGGTTTATCGATCAGAGCAAAGCCGCCAACTGGTCGAAGTACACGGACGCATGGTGCCGTGTGATGAGTCGTAACGGCAAGGAGTTCTGGAAGGTCCAGCAGGTTAATGAGACGGTTGATTATGTGTGGTGGTGCCGGTACAGCAAGCAGATGGCAGTGGCGACACCAGACATGCGACTTGTGTACGACGGAAACGTCTATGAGATTCTGAGCGTGATTGATATCGATCTGGAGCATGATGAGATCCAACTGCAGACACGAAGGGCGGTGCAGTAATGGCACTGGGAAACTTCGGAGGAGGTACAGCAAACGTATCTGCATGGGCAGCAGCCGTTATGGCTCACATGCCACCCGGAACGACGATGGAGATATCATTTGACAGTCGATCACTGAAGCGACTACTGAAGAAGGCAGGTAACCTGAAAAGGAACAAGAATCGGATTGTTACTGCAGCAATGCGAGCGGGACTCAGAATCACAGCGAAAGCAATTAAAGCCGAACTTCCAGTGTACTCATCACGCGCCACAGCCGCACGACGAGTCTCAACTGGGCGATATAGGAGCATCGCAGGATCATCGAAGATGAAGGAAGCAAAGAAGGCTGTTGGCGCATTGGCGCGAGTATCAAAGGGTGGTCGCGGGCCAGTTCCTCGTGGAGAGCCTGAAGGTAAAGTCGGTAGTAATGTGGGCATGAAACGAACAACGTCGTCAATGCGTGCGAGGCGACCGCAAGGTAATCTTGGAATTGGACGCGGAAACCTGCACT